AAGTATCAAGCAAAGTTTGTCGTACCACCTATCGACAGGAGTCGCCATCCCAACAGAGAGCGAGAAGGACTCGAAGGTCCATATCGTAGTAAAAAGTCTGGTAAGGTTTTCTACTACGACACAAAGGCAGGAAAATATTATGATGCTGACTCAGATATCTACTTACAGGTTTCTGATGTCATAGAACGATATGAGTCTGCCGATCTCGCAAGAGAAAGAGACGAAAAGGAACTCAAGGAGTCCTTCCAGTTCCAGTTCGCAGACAAAGAAACTGCACAGGAGTTCATGCGAGAAATCTCACAGAAAAGATTAGGATCTTCGACTGGAACCAGTGACGGTAAAGTCAGGACAGAGGGTCCGGCAGGAGCAGGTGTCGGTAGTCCAACACGGGCGCATCAGCAGATGGCAAAGATCATGAAGAAGCATGGTGGTAAATTGATCTCGACAGACGAAGGCCCACGCATGAAGAAAGTGTTCAAAGAGAATAAACAATGGGTAACTCAAGGTCCAAATCCCGCAAGAAAAATCATGAGGGAACTTGGTATCATGGGTACGATCGCACCAGACGGTACAATCAAGGTTGCCAAGGCCGATCGAAAAGCACTTGATGCAGGACTCAAGAAGAAGAGAATCAAGGGATTCACAATTTCGAACGAAGAAGTCGAACAAGTCGGCGAGGAGATCAATATGATTAACGAGGATGATGTAGAACGCAGAGAGATTGAACTGTTCACATCCAACCACGCACAGATTTATCGTCAGCGTATCCAACCCATCATCAAGAACCTTGCTAAGAAGAAGGCAAAGGGAAACTACGATGATAAACTTGCCATCAAGGCATGGACATACGCAGTCAACGATGGAATCAAGGCGTACAACAAGGAGTTCGGCAGTTCCATCAAACTCTCAAAGGCGGAGAAGGATAAGGCAGCAGAATACCTGTTGAAACACTTCGAAGACGAATGAAAAAAACGGGGGAGTGCTTGACACTCCCCTATTTTTTTGCTATGATATAACCAACTCACACCGGAGACTGTAAATGAGCAGAAATGTGTTGCTGCTGAATGCTTCCGAAGAAGTAATAAATGTGATTGATTGGAAAAGAGCGATTACACTATTATTCTCGGGTAAGGCACAGGCGCCCTATAATTATGAACATGCATACGAAGTAAAGACAAACAACGGTAAATTCAGACTACCTTGTGCAATCATGCTTCTCAAGTATGTGCGATTGCCGTTTAGCACGGCAAACCCAACACGAAACAACATTCTCAAACGAGATAGTTATCTGTGTCAGTATTGTAGTACCCGTCTCACTTCAAAGAATACCACGTTAGATCACGTTATCCCGAAGAGTCGTGGTGGCGGCGGTGGTTGGGAGAATCTCGTCTCCTCATGCATGAAGTGCAATAATGTCAAGGGCAACCGCACACCGAAGGAAGCAGGTATGCCCCTGAATAAGAAACCACGCAAAGAAACCAATATATCACTCCTGTTTATGTCTATGGGTGACGTTGAAGCATGGAAACGCTGGAATCTATAACAAATTAGGCATTTTGTGTAAAAACGTGCCTATATATTATAGATGTATAGTTGTAAACACATCTTGGCAAGTATAACATTGTGTCTCTCGTTTATACTTACATCATCATGTTCCACCCAAGAAAAAGTAAACCCAGAACCACCCGGCAATTTCTTAGCAGATTCCGGGTTTCTTTGGTTCTTTGATCCATCAGAAGGTCCACTCCAATGTGTGGGTTCATTCCACAAAGAGAATGGTTCTTTGATAGGCGGCGGCACACTCATCGACGAAGACACAATCATAACAGCAGCACATGTAGTAGAGGCATCAACCGGAGCAACTAAGTTTCGTGTTGGTAAAAAGTTCTATGAGATAGAAAGCATCTGCCTACACGAAGACTACGAGGGCAACACGGCAATCAGAAATGACATCGCCATTGTAGAACTCGAAGAGAAAGTTCTTGGTGTACAATTCCCTGATGTCAGTATCGATCCATCATACCTCACTCCATTCCGAACGCTGATTACCGTGGGGTATTCACTCGGAATCAAGAAGATAAGCAAACCAGGCGTGATGTTCTACTATGGCACTCTGGAACGCGAACCAAATTTCTTCAAGATGTTACCAATGAAGGAAACAATGAGGTTCGGTGATTCTGGTGGTGGTGTGTTCGTCATAGAAAACGGCAAGTTCGTACTGGTCGGTGTAGTTTCTTACCTACAGATACTGCAAGATAAAGTGATAGACAACAGCGTATTGAGAATTGATAGATATACAAACTGGTTAGAGAATGCCGGAGTATTAACATCGAAGTGGAGTCCGCTCGATGAGATCGATTCTGAAATGCCTCATGAGGCAACACGATATTGATCACCCGATTGCCTTTGTTGCGGACTATCTAGACCTCTTGTCTAGTAATCGTCTAAAACTAAGGGAACGGGGTGCCTGTAGTCTCCGAGAGACAGTACATACTTGGTATAAATATAGGAAAAGACTTGCACTAAAACAAAAAGGATGGTATAATATGAGTATGACTTTGAAGTTTACACACGTTGATGATGCTGAGGCATTTGATGATCTAGAAGCAACAACAGAAGATTCTGGTAAGAGAGTATACAAAACGCCTTCCGGCATTTCCTACCCTTCCGTGACTACGGTAGTGGGATTTAAGAAGAGGGCGTTTTTTGCTGAATGGAGACGCAAGAATCCAGAGGAATCAAGACGAGTCCTTTCCAGAGGCAACACACTGCACTCAGTGATCGAGGACTACTTAGACAACAAAGACATCAGCATGGAAGACTGCGGACCTAACAGTTGGCAGTTGTTTGATCAGTTGCGTCCTGAACTGGACAAGATCAACAACGTCCATGCACAGGAAGTGCCTCTTTATTCGGATCTTCTTCAATTAGCAGGTCGTGTTGATTGTGTTGCCGAATACGATGGTAAACTTTCGATCATCGACTTCAAGGGTAGCACTCGCAACAAGAGTGTGAATGACATCGAAGAATACTTCATGCAGGCAACCGCATACTCAATCATGTGGCAAGAGAGGACTGGTACTCCTATCGATCAGATAGTGATCCTCATGTCATGCGAAACAGGAGACACAAACGCATTTGTTTCGTCTCCTGTTCGTCATGTGAAAAATCTGAAAAAGATTATCGAAGAGTATTACGCTCAATAGAGTCCTATGACTTTATCACTTGGATCAGCAGGATTACCGGGAGTGCTTCGGTCCAAGATCGTCAATATTTGACGGCAGTCTCCGATTTCTAGAATTGTCTGGGCCTGACCAGCACCATCGATCGCGCCGATCTTAATAATCTCGCCATCGAGGTTTCGGTATTGAAAACCTAACGCCCTTGATCCACCACCACTGGTCTGAATAACATAAAGTGCCTTTGGTGGAGGATTGAATGTAATCCCTGCGGTGGTAGTGCCGTTACACTGAGAGTCTACGAATGTTCTATATGTTTGGAATGAATCACTTTTATTGCTCGCCATTGTTTCACCTCAATACAGAATGTAAAGTGTTCCGGAACCGGGAAGTGCCTTGATTTTATACACACCGAATGGGATAATTTCTCTGTTTGGAATTGTCAGGGTTGTCGTGTTTCCGTTAGAATCTTCCCATGATATAGATTGTGGATCAGTATCATCTAGATAAAGTGCTTGTGCCTTCTGATAGATCTGTTCGTCCACCGCACTCTCAAACCGTTTGAATGTCTTGTACGCCATTTGTATCTCCTATACTTTAAAAACCTACATAGTATGTATATCATAGATAATCTTTATGAAAACGAGGACCGACATGAATTCATTCAGAGAGTTCTTATCTGAATCAAAAAACCTCCATATGGAACACATTGAAGACGCTATCTTCAATGATGGGAGCAAAGGCACAGTGGAGGCCATACGGTTCTTGGAATCAGTAACCGATATGCTTGCTGGAAACAGTAAGTCGTCGGTTAACATTACAGTGAAGTGGGATGGCGCCCCGGCAGTGTTTGCAGGAGTCAACCCAGAGAATGGAAAATTCTTTGTCGGATCGAAGTCTGTCTTCAACAAGGCAACACCGAAGATCAACTACACGAATGCCGACATCGACAAGAATCATCCGGGGGGACTTGGTACTACTCTAAAGGTAGCACTCAAGGAACTCAAAAAACTGAATATCGAGGGAGTATTACAGGGCGATGTCATGTTTACTTCCGACGGCATCGAGGTACAGGATATTGACGGCGAAAGTCACATCACTTTCCAACCAAATACCATCACCTACGCAGTGCCATCTAACTCCGATCTCGCAAAAGTAATTAAGCGAGCAAAGATCGGAGTTATTTGGCATACTAAATACACAGGTAAGACAATGGCCACCATGAAGGCGGGATTTAATCCAAACATCAGTAAGTTAGGTAAATCATCAAGCGTCTGGTATGATAATGCATCGTTTAAAGATACTTCGGGCGCCAGCACCTTTACGAAGGCAGAAGTGAAAACGATGCGTGGTCTTATTGATGCTGCTAAGAAGAAGTTCAAGGCAGCAGGATCTTTCATTGATGAGTTGCACAATAGCGACTTAGTATCTGAAGTGAAGATCTATGGCAATGCTCAGATCCGAAAGGGTTCATCGAGTTTGTCTGCGGCGGATTTCCAAAAACGTATGGAAGACAAGATGCAGACTGCCATAGATAATTTGAAGACAGATAGAGCAAAGGAACGGAAGCAAAAAGTAATGGATGCCTCCATGAAGTTTTTGTCTAAGAACCGAAAAAAACTCCAATCTGTCTTTGATCTACATGATTCTCTGACTCAAGCAAAGATTTATACCGTCAGGAAATTAGAGAAGGTAAAAAATCTAGGCACGTTTATCAAAACAGAGGACGGATTCAAAGTCACGGCACCAGAAGGATTCGTTGCCATAGATAAACCATCAGGCAATGCCCTGAAATTGGTTGATCGATTAGAATTTTCTAAACTTAACTTCACAGTATCTAAAAACTGGACATAAGGAGAATACATATGAGACGAGCAGACGTAAGAAAAACTGATAGTTCTAAGTTGGGTCGTGCTAAACTGGTTCGCCGTAAAGGTAATCAGGTAGCAGAACCAACAGTAGAAGCAGTCGCAGAAGTAGTTAAACCAGTAGTTGCAGAAAAACCTGCACCTAAGAAGAGTAAATTTGGAAAGGATTGATAAATGGACGTAATTCAAAACGCATTAGGAACAGCATTTTACACCATAGTAGTGTTTGCCGCCGGCGCACTCGTAGGTGTACCACTATGGAATTGGATACGGAAAATTTTCCCGTGGAATAAAGACTGACATCAGGGCACGTTGGTGTCCCGGTGTCAACACTGCGGGAGGTGATCGGAAATCTACATGAAAAGTTTAAACGACTTTAAAACTTCAATTATGGAAAGTGCCAAGGATACAATTGTGTATACCTTTGGTCGATTTCAACCACCGACATCGGGACATCAACTCCTGATCGACAAGGTTATCTCTGTAGCGAAAAAGCAAGGAGCAGAACACCGCATTTATCCAAGTGTATCAAATGACCCCAAGAAAAATCCTCTGTCCCACACGGACAAGGTAAAGTTCATGAAGCAGATGTTCAAGAAAGCGAACATCGTGAATGATAAAAAAATCATCACACCCTTTCATGCCGCCAAACAACTCAGCGATCAGGGTTACAAGAACGTAATCCTGATCGTTGGGGGCGACAGGGTTGCTGATCTACGCAAACAAATCACACAGTATATCGATCATCCAGATCCCAAGAAGGCATTCTACTTTGATTCGTTCAAGGTAGTCAGTGCAGGAAAGCGTGATCCAGATTCGAGCGATATCAGTGGCATGTCAGCATCTAAGATGAGAAAAGCAGTAGGAGATAAAGACTTCGATCTGTTCATGCAAGGGATGCCGGACTCAGTGTCCAAGACAACAGCAAAGAGACTATACAACGCGATCGCAAAGGGTATGAACCTCAAGGAAGATCGTGATTATGCAGACGAATACAAGAAGCATCATGCGAGTCCTGAGCAGCGTGCAAGACGCATCTCACGCACCGTAACCCGGAAAAAAGCAGAACGAGAGGGTAGAGTCGCTAAAGGAGACGGAAAGGATATAGATCACAAGGATCACAATCCACACAACGATTCTCCATCCAACCTTCGTATCAAATCCAAGTCTTCGAACCGAAGCGACAACGGTCACACTCCTGGCGAGAAACAGAAGCAACACGAAGAGACTGAAGTTGATGAACTCACAATTCAACAGCGAAGGAACATCTCTAGAGCAGCAAAGAAAACTTCTAAGAGAAGACTGAAGACTAGACTTCGCAAGAAGAAGCAGAAAAAAGGCACAGTAGATCTTAAGAAGAAAGCAGGCAAAGAAGCAATCAATGCTCTCAAGAAGAAGTTCTTGAAAGGTAAGAACTATGCAGATCTGTCTCACTCTGCAAAAGAAAAGATCGACGGCAAATTGAAGAAGGTTCCCAAGGCCCGACTAGATGCCATCAGAAAAAAGATGATGCAGGTTGCTAAAGATAAAGAGAGAGAAAGACTCAAGGCCGCCCGTGCTGGTACGAATGAAGAGAAACTGAAACCAAAGGATCGGGAGATGGGAACTAAATCTTGCACCGATACCTATGCAGACGATACCCCCGGACAGAAGAGGATCAAGTCGTTCAAAGAAGCATGTTGGGATACCCATGTGCAGAAAGGTACGAAAATGAAGGGCGGGAAGGTAGTCCCAAACTGTGTACCCAAGAATGAGGATCTTGATGAAGTATCTCCTCCCGGATTCGAGGGAACCGTGAAGGCGATGAAGAAGCATAAAGAAGTAGACAACCCATATGCACTCGCGTGGTATATGAAGAAAAAGGGTTACAAGTCACACAAGAAGAAAGACGGATCAGACAAAGACAAAAAATAAATGGCATAAATATATGTGACATTTAACCCAGAAAAGGAACCAACATGAAAAAGTTCAAAGAATTAAGAGAAGACATCCACGAAAGCACAGGTGGCGAAACCAGAGCAGGATTTGGCGTAGGTAAATCTGCCAGAGACTCGATCGCAAACCTCAACGATATTACCACCGAAGAATCACGAAGTGCAGTCAATGCATTCATCGAGTCATTCCTCAGTGGTCCATGTCTCAACCCCGGACATAGACTAGCAGAACTTCGTGCTAGACTCAACACTGTGGGACTTTCGTTTGATATGGATCATAGAAATGTAGGACTCGGTGAACAGTCATACGGACTCAACGCATACGGTGGTAGGTATGGGTTTGTTGACATGGACGGCGTAGTCAAAGAAGACGATGGCATCGAACCCAAGTTGGGTCGAAGTCTCTCTCTCAATGTGAATGTAACCTCCGATGGCGGAGAATACAGAATGGAAGCAAAGATCGTATAAAATATGAATTTCGATGAGTTGAATGATGCAAATTTCGTGATGTATGCGATGAAGCATTATGAAAACCCACAGTTCACTGGTATTGAAGAGTTCCACGAAGACCTGAATAGAATCAAGTATATCAAACGTCTTCTAAGAAAATACCACAAAACAAATGAACTACGGGAACGATTAATACTGAATCACTTAATAATAATGAACAACGTGTTTGATTGTGAACCGATGTGTCGTTTGTTATTTCATAAGATTGATGAAGAATTACAACCTCAACTCAAGACATTTTTAGTTTACCTTAATTTCTTACCAAGAAAAGTCCCGAACATAGATCTAGAAGAGATTCCCCTAGATCCAAGAATAGTAGAAACATTGAGAGGCCTCTAATGGGCGCAGTAGACGCATTCATTGCATACAAATTCATCAAGATCCTAAGCACGCCATGGGATAAGACCGAGGCGTACAAACTTGGGATCATTGATGCTAATGGTAAGGTTCTCAAGAAAAGAAAAGATCTTCAAGGAACAGCAGAGAAGAAAACATACACAATCTTTCACCAGATTGGTTGGAACCTGAAACGAATTCTCGATAAGGTTCCAGGCGGTAAGAGTAGGTTTGGTTCGTTTGCTGCTGCTCTGTTCCTCCTCAAAGAAGAAACAAAGGGCAAGTACAGCGACTGGAATCTTGTCGAGCAACATATCATGGAATACGCACAAGAAGAAGGTATTCTCCTAACCGAAGACGTACCAGCAAACAACGCTGGTGGTGGACAGGTTGCAGGACTCGGTGACGAACCTCCTGTGAAGAAGGGTATGACTGGGGACGTTCAGAGAAGAAAACAAGTCAAGGAAGGTTATGAATCCTTCGCTGGTGCGAGAGTGTTTGATGTTACCGAAGACGAGTACATGAAATGCAACTACGGAAGAACTAAACACGAAAGATGGAATCGCAAACTCAAGATGGAAGATGTGGGTCGAGAAGACATCAAAAAGTTCGCCCACCGAAACCCTTCCAAGTCAGTAATTGTTAGAAACGAGAAAACTGGGGAGATGCAGTATCTGCTCCGCAGGAGGTGAAAATGAAAAGGTTACTCTTATTGTCATGTCTTTTAATCGGATGTGAAACTACACCAGAACCATCAGCGTCGAGTACAATCACTCACGCGATAGAAGTTCAGGAAGAAACAACAGAACAAATAGACGAATCCTCTACTATAATTGAGGAGAGTAGTGATACCATTCGTAGAGATGCGGATGGTATCCTTGATATCACGGCGTTTGGAGAACGAACACCGGAGATCGAACGCATCGAGGATCGGGCGCATAACATAATCGATGAAACTAACGTCATCGAAAATGAAACAATAAAGACAAAAGAGGCATTAGAAGACCTAAATCGTGCAAATGAATTAATTCGACAAAGTGGCGCCAAAGTGGCACAACTGGAAAAAGAAGTTGCAGAGTTGAACAAAGAAGATGCCGCTTTACGACGCGAGGCGATCGAGAACTTTTATGGTACGATTACCCTGTTCTATGTGATAGGGTTCGCCGGACTCATTCTTGGTATCTTCATGGTTTCATACAGCAAGAAACTCGGCGGTACGCTTATCCTTGCAGGACTTCTGATTCTTGGTTTTGCTACTGCTTCCGTGTATTACCTAGAAGAGATTGCAGCAGTAGGATTCTGGATCACCATAGCAGGAATCATAACTGCTGTTGGTACTTTGATCTATCTTATCCTTCGAGCAAAGACAGAAAGAAAGACAAACGATCAAGTGGTGGAGTTAGTCGAGGTAATCAAAGAAAAGATGCCACAGGACGTTAGAAACGAAATGTTCTCAAAAGGTGGTGTGGCATACACAATCACCGATCCGTCCACCAAGAAAATAATAAACGAAGTTAAAGTTCGGAATGGATTTAAGCATACCCGTTGATCTTTCCGTGTAGCATCTTACAGATGTAATAGGCGTCCACGATATCCGATACCGGGTTCTGGACGCCTGTTTTCTTAGGTGTCATGATCTTACATAGATCCTTCCCAGTCTCTTTTACGAACGCATCGAACATGAGATCCTTGGACGCATTACCCTTCATGGTTGCAAACTTCTTTACTTCAGTTGGTGCTACAACCTCAAGTGGCGTGGCAGACTGGAATAACTTGTACTTCAGAACTCCTACGTTTTCTGCTAACTGGAAGACTCTACCTGTTGCATTGAAGGCATATCCTTCGAGTGCTACCTGATCACATCCCTTGATGCAATCGATTGCCCAGTCTGATATGCTATCGTATCGACCAGAGTCAGGACACAGATTGACGGGAGATCCAATTGATTTGAATCGCTCGCCTTTTATGTTCTTGAGAAATGATGTCGCATATTTCTCAGTGTCTGTTAGATAGAAGAACAAACAATGCTCGAACTTGAACTTAGCAGATGATGGTTTGGAAAAAACGCATACTGCTGGTGATGTTAAACTGTAATCGATTCCTGCAATGGCCATAAAAAACCTCCCGTATAAAGAGTATTTATACGAGAGGTCTTTAGGTTGTGTACAGGTAACTTCGTTAAATCAGAAACTAATAGTGATACCACTACGGAGAACGAACTGTCCCGAATCGGAACCAGAACGCCATCCAGTGTTTTCTGTGTCGAAGTTACTACCGATACCCTCAAGAGCATACCCGGCCGTGTTGGTCCAGACAAGTCCGTGAGCGAGATCGTAGTTACCACCTACGGTGAGTAGGTTAAGACTACCATCGTAGTCACCGTATTCCCACTGTGCGAAACCTTCGAAGTTATCCATGCACTGGTAAGAAGCAGTGGTGACTACAGACCAGTTGTCGAGACTACCAGCACCTGCATCATTAGCAATCCAGTCTGCATCGAGAGTAAGAAGACCCTCGGTGAGTGTACCACCAAAGGTGAAACTGTTTACACCTTCCGTGACAGAATCATATGCCCAACCACCGTTGAGTGATACCGAATCATTCACATGATAATTCGCTGCGACACCGATAGCATACTTGTTGTCACCAACTCCTACACCAGCAGTATCGAAACCATTGTTGTAGAAGGCACTGACTTCGAAGTCTCCGAATGATCGGAAGGCCTCAACACCTGCACCGCGTCCCTGTCCGAAGGTAAGTGCCGTGACACTATAGTTCAGGGTTGTGAGTTGAGTTGGATCAGTGACGTATCCAGCATAGAACTGGGGAACGAACTGTCCGACTCGAATGTTTGCTTCTTCGAACATACGAAGAGTGACGACAGCATCGAGTAGATCGAAACTGTTGGTGGCGTCCGACCATTCACCACTGACGAGGTAAGAGAAACTCTCGTTACCCGTATCTCCTGAGAAGGTAAGACGGGCGCGGTCAACCGAAAACCCATTTTGGGCGGGAAGTCCACCACCGTTGGAATACTCCCAACCAGTTTGAATGAAACCACCGACGTTGATGCCGAGATGATTGTCATTGAGTGATGCTCTTGTTGAGGCATCAGCGAGGACAAGACTGAATGCGTCGTTGTCCATATCCTGTCCTACAGCAACTCCGCTGAAAAGACATGATGTAATAATAGCATTGATCATTTTCATAATTTTTCTCCTTTATGTTTTAGATCAGTTTGTTAAATCTACGATTTCACAAGAGTTGCCTGTACATGCAAATGTTTGTGTTCCAGCGGTCTGATCTTCCTTCTCGTACTCTCCGAGGCCAGACCAATCGATGTTTTCTGGAAGCGTCTTCAATAGTTCATTGTACTCTTCCTTGGTACAATCCTGATATGGTGCTTGTCTGTATGTGTGATCTGAGAATGGAAGGAATGAAACTCCTGACATCTCGTTGAAGTGATCGTATACCCATGCACCAACTTCCATCCATTCGTCTTCCTTAACGGAAACCGTGATAGAAGGTTTGTGTTCACACCAATGTCTCTGGTATGTCAACCAAAGTTCAAGTTGTTCGATGGCAGTCAGATCCGTTCTACAAATCGCCTTATCAGGTGACTTCTGTGGGAACGAGAAAACCATCGTGTGTTCTGGTTTCATTACATCTGGTTCACATGGGAAACCCTTTTCCTTCATGAACACACACAGAGGATCCTTGATATCCGCACGGACGGTACGAATGTAATAAGGATTGTGTCGAGCATGAATACCAGATGCAGCATCGACCAACTGCGAAACTGTTCCACTTGGTTTCACGCAAGTGATAGCAGCAGATTGGTTGATGTGTAGTTTCTTTGCCCATGTCTTGTTGATATCAACAGAATGTGCCTTGAGATCTTCGAGGGTTCCTGCAAGTTTACCGTTGGTAGAACCATTAAGCAGTTCGTTGTCCATGATACCCGTGAGAGAAACACCAAGAAGTCTTTCTTCTTCACAGTTCTTCGTCCACTCACTAGACAGGTACTTGAAGTTCAGAAGGGTAGACTGCCATGTTCCGAGGATCGTTGCAAGACGAACCTTTTCCTTGAGAGTCTTTATTGTGTCATCAGCACGAACGACAACTTCTGTTAGATTACAGAACTCACGATCACGCAAGATGATTTCGCTGCATGGGTTGGTTCCGAAGTTGTAGTTTGGATCTCGGCGTTCGTCAACGATCTTCTTTACCTGATCCTGACATGCAGCACGACTAAACATACCTCGCTCGCCACTCTTTGACTTATAGAGAGACAACCACTCTTCCATGAACGTACCAATTTCGGGTGTACTCTTATATGCAACGGAGTTGTTTGCAAGGGCCCGTTGTGCGTTATGTTCCCACCACTGTCCAGTCTTTGCATCTCTCATTCGTTCATCAGTAAGAGATGACAATGAGATAAGAGCAGAGCGACGGACACCACCGACTACAACAATTTCAGCAATCTTACAGATGATATCGTGGCACTCGACGGTAGTGAGTTTTCTACCTGCGGCCTTACGGTAAGTCTCCACCGTGAATCGGAATAAGTCCTCAAGGGGTTGCGGGCCAGATGCTCTACCGCCGAAGGTCTTAAGTCTTGCTCCCGCAGGACGAACTTTTGATAAGTCCCATTGTGGTATCTGACCACCAATGAGTAGCGAGGTGAGTTCTTTGTAGGCCTTCGCCCAACCCATCTTCGAATCACCGACGACAATGACTGTATCACTCGCATCAAATTCCTCTGCAATCGTTGGAAGTCTATCTACGACATCACGTTCTACGCTAAAACCCATTCCTGTCCCGCACATGAGAACGTAGAGGATCTCATCGAAGGAACGAGGACGACTCGCTTCGCAGTATGCACAGTTGTATCCTGCAATATTGTCGCGTCTCAGTGCCTCACCAGCAGTCATCAACGCTCTCATGGAAGGCATGATCTTGAGTTCACGAACTGCTTTTTCAAGTTCGTTCCTCTGATCTTTCGTTACCTTAAAATTACATTCTTCCTTGAGATGGGTCTCAAAGAAATCAAAATATCTGGCAACCGTTTCGGGCCAGGTCTCTCTGCGTCCTTCTTCTTCCAACCAACGGGAATACCGTGATAGGTGAATAAAAGACTGGTATAGCGTAGGTAATTCATCACACATAATAAGTGTCACTCCTCTGAATTTTGTATATCAATAAGTTATGTATTATAGCAGAACAAATACGAGCGTCAAGCAATAACCGTAAAGTTTATCCACCGTCGAAAGTGATGCCCTTGAGTGCATTGGCAGCAGTGGTTAACTGTCCTGCTGTCACAACAAACTGGTCAATCAGACCTTCGTCGATTGCGTTTCGTTCTTCTACTGAGGTGTAAATCACACCGAGTTTGGTGATGTTACCCTCGATCTTAGTCATGAGGGTCATGATGTCTGCCATTGGATATAATGATTTCATTGTAATTCTCCTTTTTACTATGTATCTTCTCTGCGATATGGATTCGCAACATGTCTGAATTGTTTGTCACCGTATAACAAATGATCCACCTGATCCATGTAAAGAATCTCATCGAGTTCATTTGGATCAATCAACTCTTCTTCCTCGTCTTCATATAGATCGACATTGTTATTTAGGATCAACAGTCGGTCTTCCCAGTCTCTTCGATTGTCGAAGGTTTCTAGATTTGGTTGACCAGTTGTAACTCTAAGACCCTCAGTTATAGTGCCACTATGCACGACATCATCATCGTTGTGTGCGATCCACCATGTAGTTTGAGTTGCTATAAATTGTGGCATTATACTTGACTGTCTCCGCTTATCGTCCAATTCAACGTGGCATCTAGATAATTTCTCGCACTTACAGCATCCGTGTATTCACCCGACCCGATGCCGTTGTAGGTTGTGTTGTCGTATTCGCACCCATTCGCACCGAGAAGTTCGGAACCAGTGAGATTATTATCAAATGCCCAGTTTGCGAGGCAGATTAACCACTTACTATAGTTTTCAACAGACATAGCAGTGTTGTCTAACATATTAGAAAAAGGACCGGCACCAGTGGACATACCACCGTCATTAGTTCCCCATGCACTAATATCTTGGTTAAAGGAACTAGCACTCTCAAGCATTCTCTGTAGTGAAATTGCACTCGCAAAGGACCAACTAGAAAGGTCAAGATTGAATGTAGTGCAAGATCTAAAAGTTTGAGAAAAGGATCCAACATTCGATGTATCCCAATTATTGAGATCATCTACACCGTCATTATTAAAAGCAGTGGAGCGAAATATACTTGCAAGGTTAGTGGTATTGCTCATATTCCACCCACCAACATAACAGTTAAAGTCAGTTTGACCGAAAAAACTTAGTGAGAAAACACCCGGGGAGTAATCTGGATGGTCGAACCAATACAGTTTTTTGTTATTTCCGTATGGATCTTTCCATATCGCTGTATAACCCTTAGAAGATTGAAAGAAGCGTTGCAGATTTTTCTCAGATGTAGAGGAAATGATTGGGTAATTCTGAACGTGAGCCATATCCCACCCGGGGACGAATCTTCTTTCTCCGAATTGTAATCCATTCCCATCGCCTTTGGCATTGTACATAATCAAACCAAAACTAATTATTTGGGATGCGGCCGAGAGGGTGGTGGCAATTCCCCTCCATAGGGTTTCGTCGGTGTTACTATACTTATAGAAATTGTCAAAGGCCCAATCATTGTCTGGATTATTTATATCAAAGTCTTGTTGCCAAGACCTAATTCTATATGGTCCAGTACCGCCATATGTATGCCCTGCGCCGCTTGCTATATCACTGAATCTTTGAATTGCACTACCATCACCCCAATCAATATAAATATGATCCCCAGTTGCACCACTACCACTACCTTTTGTTAATTGTTGAACTGTACCGAAGGCACTGGAAAATTCTATCTGAAATTCCATTGCAGTATTATTTCCGTTCATTACTCCGCCGAACCAATTCATTGCGTGTACCTCACTGCAAATCGGAGATCGAAACATCCAACTACACTACTAAGAGTCATGTCAAGAGTACCCCCCACTGGAAGTGTGGTATTCGCAAGAGATCCAGTCGCACCAGTAGGAGAAACACTGATCGTAGAGATTGTTCCGTTTTGTCCAGCAATAACAGCGGAACATCCACCAGTTCCACAGATTGCGTAGAACTCAGTCACGGTTCTTCCTACAGGAACTCTGGGATCGAGGTAGTATGTTTTCACGATTGCAGATTCAAGGTGTCCCGAATAAGAGGAGGTGACTGTACCACCAGAAATCGTAACATCACCGGATGCACCGTTCACTGTAGTCACAATAGATGCGGCAGTCATACCACTGGTAAACTTAATCATATTTCCAACATCAACTATGTCAGCACTGACACCAGCAGCAGAAACACCAGCGAATGTTGGATTTGCGGATGTTACGACTGATTGGTTCAGTGCCTTAACATCTGCTATAGATGTAAGTTCAGAATCCATCAAGGCACCGGCAGATGTTACATTGGTAGCATCGGTTACATCAGCACTTGCT